CATATACATATATAATTATTATGTTCTGTGAGGCATATAAGTGCCATCCTAATACCATAAATGTTCATCGTAAATACTTCCTTCTGTCTGTGCATGGCTCGCTTGTTTGGTTTCTTCCTCGTGATTGTAATACCCTGCTTGAATCTCATTCCCGTATTCAATGTTAGCGCACGGAAGCATTCTCATAGCGCATGGGTCTAACAAGTCCATTGACCTGCCTTTCCCTAACATCTGATTCATTTTCTTCTTGTTCCAAAGCCGCTTCTTCCCACTCTGCATATCGTCAAATCGCACAACGGAACATTCTTCCATAAACTCGTTCTCAACCGTCACTTTGTATTTCAAGTTTTGATGGGTGTAAGTCTGAACGGCAAGTTTATCGTCAAATGTCAAGTTGCCTTCCTCTATCATCTTGCATAATCTGATATAGCACATATCCTTGACTGTCATTGCGGTAAGTTGGTAAAGCCCGAAAGGTTTATTTCGCGAGATATAAGGTACTGCATCGGGAATGTAATCATTGAAGTACCTTCCGGCAGTCGCGTCAAAAATGATATGGCTTTCGGCTGTTCCATGCTCAAATGCAAATGTCTTCACTGCCATAGCGTTTTCTCTCGGAGTGGACTTGCTAAGAATGAGAATGTCGTATGCGTGAAATCCATCCCATGCCAGAGCCACGAGATTATCCGCACCGTAATCCGCCAAATCCACAGTAATCCATTTGTCACCGTTTACGGCAGGGTTGTTGTTGAACACGCCTTGTGCGGCGGATGAAGGGATGGGTATCTCCTCCTCTTCCTCTGGGTCAACATTCCAATTTCCCTCCAATAGTGCTTGCGCAGTCTTACCTCCTGCTGCTGCAACAGAACCTACATATCCTGAATTGTTTTTAAGAAGCTCCTTGTTACCTGACAATTTGCCCTCATAAAACGCAAACGATTTGATAACGTCTTTGTATGAAACAGCATAATCAAGCGATTTTAATTTCCTGTCTATGCCTATCTTACACTTATTATACACTTCTTCTTTACTATCCCCCCAAACTACATCTTCAACGGTTGTTCCATTAACATAAAAATATCTTACACGTCCATTTCTGTCATGAATAATAGTACCGTCAACACCAACATACCAATCAATAAATTTCCTTATCCAGCAAGACCTTTTTGGGTTCATAGTAGCTCTTACCTTACCTGTAAATGTCTTTGACTTACCACGATTACGTGTCATTATATACGTGAATCCTTCCCAAGACATTTCAGTCAATTCATCAACAGCAATCAAATCATATTCCCAACCTTTTGCTCGCTCACGAAGTTTTTTCATATTGCTATCATCAATATATGTGAGGTCGCAGAAACTCCCGTTTTTGAAAGTAACACGTGGGGAATCACTTTCTTTTATAGTGCAATGCTCTCCATAAAATTCTTTGAACTTTTCAACAAATCCACCTCCAGCTTTCTGATTTTGTAGTGAACGGCGAGAAATCAGCATACGGAAATCACAGTCATACATAAATTGTTCTGAAGGAGTTAGGGCAATAGCAACGCTTTTGCCCCCTCCGGCGGCTCCTCCACCGAAAGCAACATCAACGTTAGATGATATGAACTCCATCTGGAATCCCTCTTGCGGCTTTATTACGACCTCCCTATGTGATACTTCCTCTTTCATCGGAAGCAAAAATACCTCTTAATAACAAGGTAATACATGCTTATATCAATCAAGATTTATCACTATGATAAATACAGTGATTCATTT